ATACCTTGCAGAACCAATGAAACATTTGCTTCGTCACATTGGTAAAGTATTACCAAAGAGGGCTGGTGAATGGCAGGGTGGATTCCTCAGCACACCAGAGCAAAGAGTCACCACTGGTGGTAAAATCCGTCACACCCCTAACACGATTACATACTCAGTTCCTGTTAATTCTGCGGAAGGAAAGAAACTGAAGAAATCAAAACTCAGTTTGGCAATTCATAGCGAATTGAAAGGTCCGCAACGTAAGGCTACTCCAATCAGTAACTTTTCAGAGTTCAAAAGTCACCCAGATGTACATATGATGTCAACATCTGTAGGAGCCGAACAACAGGCTCTGAATCCTGAAGACAGGGCTGTTGTACGTCAGCATACAAAACAAGCCGCTGACCTAATGGCAGGTCACTCTTGGGATCATTTGGTTGGACATGAAACCACCCTTCGTCAATACACCAACTCATTGATTGATAGTGGCGAAGAAATGAGTGTTGATGGATATAAGAAATTCCTAGAAAAATATCATCAAAAGCGTATTGACTCAGTGAAAACTGAAAAGTCAAAGTTACAAAAGGCTGCTGAAAGAGATTCAGCACTTGCCCATGTTGAGAAAAACAAGAAGGCATTTGATAAAAGTTTACAAATTCATCATCATGTACAAGAGGCTACAAATGCCCTTGCATCTGGTTTGGCTAAAACAGCGCATGGCGGATACAGTCATCAAATTGGCACGCAAGAGTCTGAAGGCGAGGGATTTGTGGCTCGTGGATTGAAAGTCGTGAACATTAAGAAGTTTACAGCCGCAAACAGAGCGAAAGGCGCATTGATGAAGGCTGCAAAACAGAGTAAGAGTCATCACTTGACACTGGGGCGAGTCAACCCAATTCATGCGGGTCATGCCGAGGTGTTCAACCAAGTCACACAAGATGCTGAAAAAGAGGGTGCTGGACATACAATCGTTTTGACTGCAACCCAAGACGCAAAGAAAAATCCACTGACACCTCAGCAAAAGTTAAAACACGCAAAGAGAGCATTTCCAAAGGCTAACATTGTAGTGGCTGATAAAGCAAAACCAACCATCCTTCACCATGCGGCTGATTTGCATAAGAGGGGAGTTGAGAACTTAACAGTCCATGTTGGTTCAGATCGTGTTGGAGCATTTCAACAATTATTAAAGGACTACAACGGTAAAGAAGCAGCCCATGGTTACTATAATTTCAAAAAGATTACAGTCAAGCCAGTTGGCGAAGAAAGACAGGAAGGTGGCGGTGGGCTCAGTGCAGCATCTGGCACTGCGATGAGAAAACATGCAGCCGCTGGAAACAAGAAGGCATTTTTCAAAATGGCTCCTCCAACGATGACGGACGCCCACAAAGAAGAATTGTACAATGATGTAAGAAGCGGAATGGGAGCGAAATAATGGCACAGTGGCGCACGGATAGTTACGAGTTCAAACAACCACACAATGTTCATCTCTACGAGATGATGATGCTTGCTGATATTTACGGCAATCCAATCAATGGGTCAAACCCTACTGGTCAAGCAGTGGATGCGTTTGGTAGAGCAAGAGTTTCTACACCATTGACATTGTTTGATTCTTCGCATCGATACAAAGACAATGGGTTATGGGAAACTTCAAACACAGCCACAGCAACCTATGCATTTTCTCCCAATGAAGGTTTGGTAAATTTAAATTTAGACACTACTGCAAATGCAGAAATCGTTAGAGAAACAAACAAAGTTTTCTCTTACCAACCTGGCAAATCCCTGCAAACTTTAAACACATTTGTTTTTGCTTCAGCCAAACCAAATTTGAGACAACGTGCTGGTTACTTCGGTCAAAACAATGGTATTTACCTAGAGTTAGACGGAACGAACTTGTACCTAGTTGAAAGATCTTTGGTAACTGGCATTCCGTCAGAAACCAGAGTTTTGCAATCTAATTGGAATTGTGACAATTTACTTGGCAATGGTCCTTCTAGAAAAACACTAGACATTTCAAAGGCACAGATTTTTTTCATAGATATTGAATGGCTTGGGGTTGGTTCAGTAAGATGCGGATTTGTTATTGATGGTGTCTTTATTCAATGCCATGTTTTTCATCATGCTAACGTTTTGCCATCAACTTACATAACAACTGCATCATTGCCTTTGCGTTTAGAGATGAAAAATACTTCTGCTACTTCTTCTAGTAGTACGATGAAACAAATTTGTAGTTCTGTTATAAGTGAGGGTGGTTATGAATTAAGAGGAGCACAACTCGCAGTTGGCACACCATTGACCACACCAAAAGATATGCCAACTGCAGGAACTTTTGTCCCCGTTGTTTCTATTAGACTGAGATCTACTAAATTGGATGCTATAGTCATTATGACTGCAGTTTCTTTGTTGGCTATCGGCAACAACACTAGAGTTGAGTGGCGAATTGTAAGGGGTGGCACTATAACAGGAGCAAGTTGGAACGCAGCATCAGCAGACTCAGCAGTAGAATATGATTTGGCTGGCACTGCTATTAGTGGATACACCATACTTGCTAGTGGATACATTGGTGTAACTAACCAAGCCGCACAATCACTTGACATTTTGAGAGAAGCACTTTTCAAATTCCAGTTAACGAGAAATGGTTTAACGTCAGTACCAGAATCTCTTTCTGTTATAGCGGCTGGTGCTTCAAACGGTGTCGATGTGTTAGCATCTATGGATTGGGAAGAAATTAGCAGATAACATTTTTTATAAATAAAAACAGAGGTGGTTAGGCTACGGCAGACCCACTCGTTGTACCAGATAAGCCCAAGGGAAACTCTGATGAACCATAAAGAAGAAAAGAAAACCAGCGTTGGTAAATCTACTGGCAGATCCAAAACTGGCAAACCGTTAGATCAAATTGATGTAAATCCTCAGCAAAAAGTTGGTAATGCGAACATACAACGAGAGGGTGCTGTAGACCTAACCCCTCAATCCATTAAAGAGGGCAAAAGAGCCCTAACGATCATGCAAAGACAAAAGCGTGCTCGTATCATGAAGCGCCTCGAGCCAAAATTAGAACGCGCTCGCGCAATTGCCCAAAAACGCTCAGCAACAAAACAGAAATTACAAGTCCGTGCCGAACGTGCTGCACGTGAGATTTTGAAGCGTCGTTTTTCGGGAATCAAGGGTAAACCATACGCCGAACTGAGCGTTTCCCAAAAGATTCAAGTTGATAAGAAGTTAGAGGGTAAGGCTGCTCTGATTAAACGTCTTGCTGCTCGTCTGCTTCCTAAAATTCGCCGTAAAGAATTTGAACGCCTGAGTTCATTCTATAAAGGCTCTCAAATGAAGAGCATGCATTCAGAAAAAGAACCAGTGTCATTGAACACTGCTACAAATCATCCTATGCATGAAGATTTAAATTCACAGTTTCAAAATTTGTTCAGTGAATTGTTGAACAAACAAGACCAAACATCCATTCAGCAAATGGCTGAAGAATATACCCCAGAAACATTGGTCAATATTATCGAAGAGATGATCAATGAACTGGACAATGAACACCCATTTAAAAATCGCCTGTTTGAGATGCTTGATGATGTTGCTCCTATAAATCCAATCTATGAAGCATTGTTGAGCAAGGCTGAAAAAAGTGGTATTGATTTCGCAATTTTGGAAGAAGTATTCAAGCGTGGCGTTGCTGCTTGGGATGGAACACGTGGCACCCAGCAACAGTTTGCATTTGATCGTGTCAATTCATATATTGCCGAGGGTAAGGCATACGAATTAGATAAAGATCTTCATGAAGTTGGTGGTGCTGGTGATATGGGCACTGACAAGTTAGTGAAGAAATATAAGAAAGACACTCCATGCCAAAAGACAAATGAGATGTTTGAAGGCTACTGGAAAGACGTTGATACAAAGAAAAAAGAAAATGAACGTCTTAAGAAAGAAAAAGAATCCGAAAAGGTAGAGGAAGGACTTTCGCCATTACAAATTTCCCGCGCTCGCGCTCGCGCGAAGGAAGCAGGTCGTCCATACCCAAACCCAATTGACGACCTTTGGGCAGCAAAGCAAATTTCAGAAAACGATGTAAATGAAGATTTGCGTAAATGGTTCGACCAAAAATGGGTCCGCATGGACACCAAAGGCGAGATCAAAGGGGATTGCGCACGTGAAGAGGGGGAGGGTAAACCAAAGTGCCTCCCACTCGCCCAAGCAAGAGCAATGGACAAAAAAGATAGAGCAAAGGCTACTAAAAGAAAAAGAAGGGAAGACCCTGTAGCAGATCGTCAGGGCAAGGGTAACAAACCAGTTTTCGTAAAAACTGAAGAAACAGAACACCTTGAAGAAAAGAATGTTCCAACCAATCCAGAACTTTGGTCAAGAGCAAAAACATTAGCAAAGAGCAAGTTTGATGTTTATCCATCAGCCTATGCTAATGGTTGGGCTGCAAAATGGTACAAATCAAAAGGTGGCGGTTGGAAGTCTGTATCTGAAGAAAAATCAACAGAGTGTGCTGCTGGTCAGTACTACTGCTTTGAAGATAAAATGTGCAAACCAATTCCAGATGGCTACAAGGTTGGCAAAGATGGAATGCTGGTGAAAGAAGAAATCAAGTTCACAATGAACGAATCATTCATGCTTGATAAGGTTGCTGGCATCGGTCAAACAATCACTGCCGCTGATGCTGGAATCGAAATCAAGGCTGGGTTTGTAAACTATCCTGGCGTTGAAGAGTTGAGTTCATTGCTGCAAATGGAATCAGTAATCAAGCATCGTTTCAATAATTTTATTGGGGAAGGTGTTGATGATGAAGGCGCAATGGCCAAGAGCGAGTTAATGTCTATGATTAAGAAGGCTCAATCATTGGTCTCTAAAATGTCAAGTGATAAACAACTTG